TTGAATCCAACACACTTTCTGTGGTGGACACAGAAGTAATTTTTAAAAACCCTGATGCGGCTGTGTTTCTTTTTGGCTGATATGATATCAGCCTTGCCAGTCTCAGCACAGATTCTTTGCGTTCTGCAAGATCAATGAAGTTTTCTCTGGCATTGAGATCAACACGATATGAAATAGACTGTGCCACATATGATATCATATCAATCAATGCCACATATTCTGATGATTCAATGAAGTCATTGAACGACTCAGGATAGTTCAATTGAAGATAGTCTATCAGTGTTCTTCTGATGGTGTCAAAATCGTAAGATTTAAAATCTGCTTGTTGGAAAGTGCGATATATTTGTTGCCACACTGTGTTGGCCAAAAGACTGTTTTGTCGGGTGTTAGAAGCCATATAGAATATTTATTGCAAACAATATGTGACCTGTTAATAATTTGTGGTTTGGTTTGAAAAAACTTGGCTAGGACCTTGCAGTAATCCTTGATTTTGGTCAAACAACAGATTAATTGTCTCGCCTATGGCATAACCAATGTACAATACAGTCATTCTAACTGATAAACCGTGATCAGACTCTTGCACTTCAATTTGATCCAGTGTAACTCTAGGGTCATAGTTGACCACTGATTCAACATCTTGAATCACTAGATTTTTTGTTTCATCATCCAGTGGGTCAAACACATACAACCATATGTTGGTGCCGAATTCAGGATTTTCAAGTTTTTCACCTTTGCGAATGTTGAAATGATTCAACAAGTCCTGTTTGACCAATTCAATATCATACAGTTTGGGATCTTTAAACTCTCTGCCTTGCGTAGAAAAGCCTTTGAAAATCTGTGTGTTTACAGATGTTTTCTTTGTTTGTTTTTGATTTGTGAAGTTTACAATTGCCATCAGTTATATTTAATCTCCTACAAATACATCATTGTTTCTGCAGATGCCTAGCATTATGGTGTAAACCTTGAGTCTAGTCCGGTTTCTTCTCTGTCTGTTTCTTGTGGACGTGTAAACAGTCTGCGTTTGTTTTCGTGTTCAGCATATGGTTCTTGAGTGGGCACACGCTTCATGATTGATTTAGTTTGGTTTACTCCAACATTATCGAAAAGGCTTAATTGTTGCACAACAGTAGCTCCAACATGACCAGATACTACTGCATCTGCATCCAAGTCTGTTGTAACGCTTTTGACCAAAAAGTCTGTGCCTGCAAAAATATCAACATTGGTGCCTACCTCAATTTTTCCGTTTTCTCCTGCATATAATTTGTAGTCTACCCCTGCTTTCTGATTGATGTTTGATTCTGCAATCATTTCAATATTGGCCTTTGCATCAACATGCACTCTACCTGTGGTGGCTGATGCTGTTGAATTTACAAGATTAGCTCCTGCATTTTGCCCAGTGGCTTTGATGTTGACATTTCTACCTGCTTCAATGTTGACATCACGTTCTGCACGCATGTTGAAATCGTTGTCTGTGTGTACACTCACTGAGTCTTTGGCATAGATGTCAATCTTGCCGTCTTTTGAAAATTCAATCCAAGCAGTGCCATCATTGTTGATGATGTATGCCAAACCTTCTGTGTTGTGCAACAACAACTGTGCTCCAGATCGTGTTCTCAAACGAATCAATTCATTTTCAATTTCTGTTGCATTGGCGGTGCCTTCTCTCAACACCGGTGTACCGTCGTCCATCACAAATGTGTTACCGCCCAGTCGCGAATGTGCAACTTTAGCAAAATCAAATTCATCGCCTGAATCACCATATATCTTGCCATGTCTGTTGATGGCATTTTGTTTGGCAGTTTGCTGTCCTTCGAAGTCAATGGGTCCAGGAGTTGATATTCCAAACACCTGAGATGGTGTTTCACGTCTTGCTGATGAGGTTGTAGTGCCACGCACATCATCTTTAGCCAATCCCTGTTCAATCAGTGTGTCAGTGTGTGGAGCATGCACTGGTCTCACTGTGAATGCATTATCGTCTCTAACTTTTTGATTGATTCTTCGAACATTTTCAGATTCAGCCTTCCGCTGTGCTTCTGCCACAGGTGCTGATTCCAATGCTTCTGTGTCATTGTATTTTGTAACTTGTTCTGCATTGCCCACAAACTTGCCGGCACCAATGCCTGGTGTCATGTGATTCATAAAATCTTCATACACACATCCAATCCAATATGCATTATTAGGATTGCCGTCTGCAAACAGCACCAACACTTTGGTGTCTACATCTGGTGGCACCATCCAAAAACCGTATGACTTTTGTGTGTTGGCAAATTCTCTATCTCCAGCAGAAGTATCTCTCAGTGGTGTTTGGCCAGCAAAAGGAGAACAGTAAGAACAGGGCACTGTGGTTGCACTAGCATTTTTGTCATCGTATTTGCCATGCAGATCAGGAATATGCACAAACAGTCTGCCCATCCTGTTGACATCAGTGGGATTTTTGACATAGCCAATATAAGGACCGGGATTGAGTTTGATCTCCTGTTCAAGATCTGTGTATTTTTTTGATCTATTTTCTGCCATTTTTTTTATTTGTTATATAAATTTAACCTATTGTTGTTTTTTCGTACCACTGTTTCGGCGCTATTGTCTTTGCGAAACTTTAATTTTTTCAAGTAGTTTGACCTATTATCATTAGTTGTCACACCAACATTAAGGTTATTGTCGGCGTTTACATCGAATCCACGTGCTTTCATTGCATTTGTATTAGTTTTTGTGACATTGTTACCGGTGTTGTCGCCTGTCACTGAACCAGTAGATAATACACTTTGTGCTTGATACTCTAAAATTTGATCTTGATACACAGTACCTTTGAATTTCCCTCCTGGATTATTAGCAATTGTATCTGTGCCAGGTGTCTGACCAAGATTTTCTCTTTCTTGATCTGTGGCTTGATGACGCATTCTCACCATCTGCAACACATTTGTAAACACACCGCCAGTAAATCTTGATTCGCATATGAACACTTTGTATTTGCCTTCAAAGAATGCCGCATCTTGTATTTTGAACAGTCCTGTTCGGTCATCAAGATCAGTAGGTGTTTTAAAATCAACCTGCACATACACTTCATATTCATCTCCAGTCACTGCACCAAATCTATCAATGCTAGGAGATCCTTCCTCAAACGAGTCTGCATAGGATTTGTTCAGCACACTTTTTTGTTCAATCCACACAGGATCACCAATTATTTCCATCGTGGTGACTAACAAGTCAGCGGACGGGTCTTGTATTATTTGTTCGAAAATAGTTGCAACTTCGCCGTTGACCGTGTTGAGATCAGCAATGAATCCATCTTTGTATTGTCTTTCTGCTTCTTTTGAAACTTGGGTGGTGCCTATACCTTTGGCTCCTGTGGTGTTTTCTTCTGTGCTCTCATTTGGCTGATTGCCAGAATTTGTGCTTGTTGATGCATCATCATTACCACCTTGTTTAAAATAAGGTATAGCTTGATAAAAAGCAAACTTATAGGTTACATTAAAATCAATGATGTCCTTGTTTTGGCCAGTGTACAAATATTGATACTTTCTAACTGGAATCACATTGCTGGCAAGATCAGTGGCTTCTTTTTTGAAATAATTGGCAGTGGCTTGAAATCCCCTCAATACCCATATGAATTCATATTGAGGTCTATTGCCGCCACCTCCTTCTTTGGTTATATCAATCTTTAGTCTTGTTGCTGTTCGCAATGCCTTTAAAAATTCTTTGTTGCCTTTGGGTTCACCGTTTTCATCAAATTGGTTGCGATAAAATTCACTTTCCCTCACAACTGCTTCAATAAAAGCTTGCATGGATGTGCCTGCAGGCACAGTGACTTCACGAAGATTTTGTGATCTTGCCGACGGTGACTCAACATTAGATATGTTGAATACATTTGATGAGGATGAATTTACATCATAAGGAATCTTCGATTCTATTATTTCAGCATCTGACTCATCAATACCAAACGTATATACATCTGGGTCAATTATCCTTTTGTCTTGTTTAAGTTTTTTCAAAGTGTCATTATGCTTGTTGAAAAAATCTTCACACAGTTCTCCTACTGTGCTACCATTGACAGTTATGGTTTCTTGGGTAACACCATGCAGTTCTGTGGTTGCTAAATGTGTGGCAGGCCTTGCCTGTACTTGGTAAGTGGTTACTCCCGCTTCCACCCGCATTTCTATTGCATATATGTGTATCGGGATAAACCTTGAGGAATTGCCGAGGCGTGCTCCTGATGGATTTTGTTTGTCATCGACGCCTTGGAATTCAATTGTTAATGAGAACACTGCTTTGAGATGATTTTCAAATCCCAGTCGATGTGCTGCCGTAATGATACTATCAATAAAAGAGGTGCCATATGGTTCAGTGACATCAAACATCACATTGAACACTGTGCCTGATTTTCCTTCAGATGTAGGCGACACAGTGTTGCGAATCACAAGATTGTCTATGTAGTAATCATTATCCCCTGCCCCTGTAAAGCCTTTGCCTCCACTACGAGCAATCATTAATGAAGGTCCCCTATCGCCATTGTTGAATGCATCAACAGTAATCATCGACAGTGTAATAATATAGTTGACTGGTTCAAAGTCATGCAAAGGGTTTACCCTAGGAGGAAGTTCCGATGGTTCCGCATTTGCAGTGGTGCTGGATTCAGCTGCCAATTGATTGCCAAAAGGTGCAAAATTGGTTTGTGGCGCACCCACAGCATTGATCAATGCATTGTTTTTTTGCACAGCATTGATGTCGTCAAGCACTAATTTGTTGGGAGCTGGTTTGGTTGTGTCGCCAGATCTTTTCAAAAATTCTTTGTCATCCACACTGGCAATTTTTTTGTCCAAAGATGTATTGCCAGTTGACTGGTAATTTTTAAGTCTGTTTGTCATGGTTAGATGCCCAGATATTTTTCTAGTGTGGTTTTTTTTGGTATGCGTATGGAAGTGCCTGCCACAAAATCATTGATTGGATCTTGGATTGTGTCCATGTTGCGATGCATGAACACCCACCACAGTTTTGAAGAATTGTATAGGTCATGAGCAAGTAGATCAGGCCTATTGTCATAGAAAGAATCTATTTCATATAAAATGTCATCTGGTTCAAATGCAAATAATCGCTTGCTGAGAAATCCTAGTGTTTCGCCACCTTGGCTGGTGCTGTAGTATGGAGATGTTTTTGCATACTGTGCCATTAGATAAATCCTTCGTTTTTAGTCAATGAGCCTGAAGCAAAATCTTTGAGATTAAATTGCTTGGAAATTTTGTTGCGTGAGTAAACTGGCACCACAGTGATTGATATCAAAGAATCTGTTGGCACATAGTTTACGGATCCTGAGCTTTCCACTGCACTGGTCACATTGGAACCTTGTATGTATCCAGCATCTGCTGTGAGTCCAGGATCAACAGTGCCTACCAGTGCTTCATTAATTGCTGATTGGTTTGGACCAGTCGGCACATTAACTCCAATGTAGTCAACCTGTTCCCTCAATTCAACTGTAAAGTTTGTGATCACAATGGGAACATCTTTGTACACATAATCACCATATCCGTTCAGTCTGCACACTGGTGGCGGATTGCCTGCATTGGTTCCTCCACCATAATACATCTTGGTGACTGTTCTTAAAAAATGCAGGGTGGCTATCCAATTCTGTCCATCTTTTTCATTTTGCACAGGAAATGCACCTGCAATGGTCATTTGATCAACCTGTGAATTTTGATAGGCATAGTATGGATAATTGTTGTGCACCACTGAGCGAGCATCATATGCCGCAGAATGTGACATGTTGATAAAAGGTGTCACAGGAAATCTGATGCCTTTGAACTTTTTGAATGATTCAGGAAAAATAGGAGCATCTGCCATCAAGTCATTGTACACAGTGTCTGACACAGTGACTTTGACCGACCAATCACCTGTGGATGATGGTGCTCCCACATTGGACTGAAGATTGCTGTTGGAGTTTGAACTGAATATACCTCCCACTGGCAGTCCAGCTTTGGCCAATCTGTTGGCCACAGATCCTGCCGCTCCTGTGAGGAAATTTGACCCTTGATTTAAAAAATTGGAAAAAGATGCCATCATAAATATTTATTGCAAAAATTAAGCACATAGTTTATAATCTATACATGGCTGTCAATTATCTTAACAACAAGGACATGTTGGCTGAAATACACAAGTCAAAGTCCACTTACTGCTCTTTTATATCTGAAGAAGACAAAGAGTACGACATAATCCTTCCATCTGTGGATAAAATCAACATCCGCACTGTGGCACAGGCAAAACGAGATCGTGCAAAACGTATTTCAAAACGCACAGGCGAAACTGTCAAACCTCAAAGTTTCAACAAATACGATGTGGTGTTTAGAATCATGACTTTTGATCACATTCCCAACTCCAACAGGAAAAACAAACCCAAAACCATTGCAGACTCCAAGGCCAAATGCAATTTTCCTCCATTTCAACACTGGCGATACAACGATCAAGATGAACTGATCTGTGTGGGCAAATCACATTGGAAACATGGGTTAGAAAATGGAAAATTCTCAGTGGATCATGGCAAAATGACTAACAAATTGGCAAGGATGTTTCTACTGCTCACACAAAGATATGGCACCAGAGGCAACTGGCGTGGTTACACCTACAATGATGAAATGCAAGGACAGGCTCTGATGCAGCTGTCACAGATTGGACTACAGTTTGATGAATCCAAATCAGACAATCCATTTGCGTATTACACAGCGGCCATCACAAATTCTTTCACTCGTATTCTTAATGTTGAAAAGAAAAATCAATCACTGAGAGATGACATCCTGCAAGAAA